ACCGGTCTGATTGGGCTCGGTCGGACATGCTGATTTTGCGCCGGCGAACAACTCGGTCGGCTTCACCAGGGACTTTCACCCCAAGGATCGAGGCACCGACAGCGGACAGGATCGTCGCGTCGAGGAAGTGATTGTCCCGTCCTGGCCTGACACCCCATTCAAACAGCTCTCTGCCGTGCCCTTGGGTCTTGGTGGGGTATTCTGCCGACAGATTGTCCGCGACCATCCGGTGACGCAGCGGGGCGGCTCGGTAGAGCCACCAGGCTCCTGCCTCACCAGCCTCGGTCGCCCATCGATCCATCATGGCGGTCTTCCACGTGTTCGTGTCCACGAGGCAGTACCGTGGGGCCCTGGTCCCTCGGGTCGGCGGCATGCGCCAACCGAATCCCATCCGCTCACCGGCTTTCTTCTTTTCTTGGTTCCAGGGGCGTTGCCGTGCGGTGACTCCCTTGCCGTGGCTCGGAACCACATGCTGATGCTGCTGGCTGAATCGATAGACTACCTCCGATTGGAACCCTGCATCGACCACCATGATCCCGGGGCGGAGCTGCGTCCCGTCGTCGCGGGTGTAAGTCACCGCGAGGCGTTCCTCTCGGAGCTTGTTCAACGCGACCAGTAGCGACTCTGTCGAGGATCGGATTCCGGTGGCTCGTATGATCGTCCGCTCGATGTCGGACAGGGTGATGTAGTCGATGCCTGGTTCGGGCCAGATACCATAGTCGACAACCAGGCCGGAGAAGTCGGCACCGACTCCAGAGACGGTCCACCAGAGCGAGGACCCTTGGACGTCGACCCCAAGGGTGATGTGCTCGACCCAATCGGGGATCTCCCCGCGGCGGTGGGTTGGCAGGATCCGGAGGCAAAACTCGTCCGAAGTAAGGCAGCGGATTCCATCAACCGCAACGATCGATTTCTTGGGCTCATTCTGATACTCGGCATCGAAAGTGTCCGGGGTGTCGAAACGAAGGTCTTCCGCGTGTTGGATCGCCGAGATCTCGTGGGGAAACTTGCGGTGCGCCCAGCCTACCTTGGAACCTTCGTCCATCGCGACGCGGTTGGCTTTGTAAAACTTGTTGGCCTTCGGGTGCTCGTCGTTCCCCTCGGCAATCTCTTCCGACCGGATGTCGAAGTACTTGCTCCAAAGATCCCGATTGGTTGGCCACTCATAGACCAGCTTGCATCGATCGCCGTGCCACTTGGGCATGAGCTTCTGGTTCAGCATCCGATCGGCGGCATCACCCTCGCGGATCACAGTCACCGCAGCAAATCCGGCGATCCGTTTCCCGGGCCCACCAAGCCCCAGAATTGCCCCACCAATCACCTTTTCCCGCTTGGCACATTCGGCGTCGGACAATGCCGAAGTGTCGGTCTGCGGGTCATTGACGAGCACGAAACCAGGTCGGATCGTCTTTCCGTCCGCTAGTACCTTTTGCATCCCTCGGACTCTACCGAGGATCCCAGTGCAGCGAATGATCGCTCCGGAGGCCTGCGAACCCTCGATCGTCGGGAAAATCAGTTCCTTTCGACGCCAACCGATGAGCGTCCGTTTCCCCTGAGTGGTCTGAGCGTTGCCTCGCTGGGTGATTCCCTCGAGGCAACGAATCGGATAAGCGATCTCAGGGAAGTCCTCGAGCAGCAGCGGATTGGTTTCCCACTCGATCTTGATCGCATCGAGCGATTCCTCGGCGCCACCTTCGTCGGCCTCGACGAGTACCCCGAATCGCTGATGGCCATAGGAGAGCACCCAGAGCATGGCTCGCAGGAGAATGGTCGTCTTGCCAGATCCCCGAGGCATGGCGATGCATTTCAAACCACCGTTGATCGCTCGCTCTTCGATGTCTTTGAGGATCCGCTCATGATCCTCGGAGAACGGCAACGGAAAAGCCTCCTTGAAGTACGTCAAAAGGTACTTTTTCAAGTTGAGCCGACAGGCTTCGCGACGCTTGGCGTTGACGATCGCGGGGATCGGACCGATGTCGCGAGCCTCGGTCGATTCCTCTTTAGCCTTGCTGGCTTGTCGCTTTCGGTGCTTACCATAGGAATCCTGCGGACGCTTCGAGCCAGACTCGTTGTCGTCGTCCTCGGGATCCTCGGGAGCTGCGGCGGCTGGAGGGCGTTTCTTGGCCATCAGTAGCGGCTTGGCCTTTGGCGTGAAATGCCGTGCTTGGGAGCACAGTCGCAGGTCCGGTAGTACCAAGTGATCCGCTCACGTGTGGATGCGGCTTTGTACCGAGCTCCACAGCATGGGCATGACGGCGCGGTGCCTCGGGCCTGGCGGCGGTAGCGTCCCTCGGGCCTCGAGTTGTGAGGCATGAGATGTTTCATCTCGGCATTCAGTTCGGCGAAAACGACCATAGTGCTGGGTCCTCCTGGCTGGTTCGAATTGCGGTACCGTCAAAAAGCGATGCTCCGTCATGGGGCTGGACTTTGGTCGCGACCCCGAGTTCCACCAGACGCTCCGAGAGGGTCTGATGCTCACTAATCCATAGGTGGCCTGGTTGCTTCGATTTGGGCCGGAGATTGCGAAACCACTCTCGATCATGCTGCGGGGTGGGGATCAGAACCCGGGTCCATGGCGGACACTGCTCGATGAGTTTGACGGTCGCCTGGTAGGCTTTCACCCCGGCAGGATTGGGGATCTCCTTGTCGTACCGGTCCGCAGACTTTGGGATTGGCCTTAGGGGCCAGGGTGTGTCCTTTGCGTCAGCATCGCTGCCGAGTCGCAAGTGCTGGGTGATCGTGGTCATCGGTGGGGTGAAGCAATCGATCAGCACCAGATCGATCTCGCTGTCGTCAGGGAGCATGATTCGAATCACGTTCGGCGACAATGCGAACATGATCCGTGCGCGGGTCATGAGTCCTAGCATCCGTGGGCATCGCATCATTCACATCCTTGAAAAACGGGGTTTCCGATTGAATCCAAAAGTTCGATCGTGGTCTTGATCGCTTCGGTTTTTTTGTCGAGTCCGGACAAATGGACAATGTCGGCCGACGGTAATCGCAGCCCGAAATGTCGATTCCACGACTGGAGATTGTGGGTCACGGACAGTGGGTGGATCGAGGGGTTGAATCGCATCAGATTCCAACCGACGACGATCTGTTCGGCGACATGGAACTCCGTGGGGATCGGCAGCTTGGGCGGTGTCCAGACGCTGGATCCTGTTTTAGTGCAAAGCACCACGCCGGAGTTGTACGAGCGGCCGTGGCGCTTGTATGCTCCCGGGCCGCCGTAGTGTTTGTGGCGTTCATCGTAGGATAGACACCCTAGACATTGCTCGACCTTGCTCCATGTATTGCTTAGCCAGCCAGTAGACTGAATGTCGTCGGTCTCGTCGTAGATCGACACATCTGCTTTCGGCAGCTCGAACAGATTTGTCGCCGACTGGGTCAGGATCACATCGGCGTCGAGGTAAAGAGTCTGATCATAGGCCTTGGCAAACTCATGGATGCGGAACTTCTCCAGGCCCCACCAGCCTTGGGTGGTGTTTTTCAAAGCGACGAAATCAGCACCGTGAGCCTGGGCGTAAGCTTTCATCGGGCCTTCGGTGTATCGCAGCCACTCCCGAGCTTTGCCAGTGGCGACGGTGATCACGAGACGACGACCGCCTTTGATGGTATCATTGACCGGACGAAACCAAGCCACTTGCCCGGCTGCGGCAATCCTCGACCAGATCTCGCGGGCGCGGGCAAGTGGAACTTGTGGGTGGGAGCTGTCGAAGTATTTGATTTCGACGGTATTCAGTCGAGCGTTCACATGGTTGTGGCAGTTGACCGACCAGTCAAAAAACAGGTCTGGCGATTCCAATACGGCATCGGAGAGTGGAAACGTTTCCAAGGTTCTCTGCCAATGAGCGACACAATCGCACCCCGGGGGCAGACTCCACCGCAGCCAGTCAGCGACCCATGCTTTCGCTCTGGCCGGTGACCAGTCCTTGGCATTTCGGAACGAGTACAGGTGGACTGCTGGCCACCCGAGCTCGCGTTGCTCGGGCTCGAGGTACAGATCTTCGCCGAATTCATGGACCACACCGGTGACAGCATCGACCGTCTGGACTGTGAAGGTCCCTGTCTCCATCGGATGATTGAGGCCATCGTACATCATTACCAGAGCTCCACAGTGTATTCGGTCGGCAGAGTCGTGTTTGGCTTTGAGTCCGGGTCGGTTGTCACTCCGGAGTCGGTCGACGAGACAAAGGTGTTGGTGCCTCCAGTGCGAGTGTTGATAAATCCGGTCCCTCCAATGAAACCAGCACAAAGGTCCTCGCATCCAGCCTCGAGGCAGTCGTCGTAATTCGTGAGATCGTCGCCAAATACGGGAGGCAAATCATCGAGGGGTGAGCAAACGAACTCAGGCGGGTTGCCAAACGTTGGGCCGAATCCTGAGAATGCTTCAGCACACTGTGGTCCACACGCGACGCTGACGGCATTGCCTGCGTTGAAGACCATCGGAAACTGCAACTCCGAAACGGAGCGGCGGAAGACCTGGCGAAAATTATGCATCGTTACACTTACCAAATCGGGCCGGAACGCGGGCGGCGATCCAACCGGCCAATTCGACGAGCTGTTGCCCACGCACCCGTGGGGCAGTTCGCAAAATGGTGCTGTCGCATCGAGAGTACGGGTGGACCCCTGAGTGCTTTGCGTTGCCCATGTCACTCCGATCTGTCCGTCAATGACGAGCGACACGCGGTGGTTGCATTGGTTTTCCTCTCCGCATCCGTATCGTGGCTGGGTGCGACTGATGTACAGCGTGGCCGACGTAATGAGGGCGATTTGCCTCCAACCCAAGACGCATGCGCGTGCGTTCTTGTGGGTGTATTGGCAGCGAGTAATTGGCCCGTAGATGTAGCAGACGTCTGGAAACGAAGGGTTCGAGCAAGTCCGCAGACTCGCGGAGGTCGACGTGTGTTCTCGCTCGTATTTTCGCCATTGATAAATCCCATGCGTGTCGCTTCGATCGTTCGGGGGAGCAAACTCTGGACCCGCAGTCAAGCTTGAACAGCATCCATTGACAGTGACGAACGCGCCATTCCTGCGAATGACTCGTGGCAGAAAGCTGTTGGTTGGCGTGACGTTCATGTTGAAGACGCGAGGCGATCCATTGGGTGGTCGCTCGGCCAGATTCGGTTGTCTGCATCCGTCCTTGCAGCGGTAGCACTTCTGCTGCGATCCGTCGGCGTCGCACCAAGCACAGGTCATTTTGTCGAGAATGGTTGGGCTTGTCATACTTCTTGCACCACGCACCATGGGTTAATCACTTTCCAGATGCCCTTCTCGTACACTGCGATCCCTGAATCGCCGTTGACCTGCCAGGTGGCGATGTTGTAGGTGTCGAAAATCTGCGTCGTGAAAAGAGAGTCGGTTCCTATTTGAGCCGTAGCACTATCGCTCAGCGAGTCCCAGTTGGTCGTCATTGTGTAGCGTGCCTGCATCGCTCGTGCCGACAAATCTACGATCGAGAATGTTCCGACTCCAGGGCTCTGATGATTTGCGACAACCTTAGCGAGTCCGTACATCCCGTACCCTAAAGTGTTGCTCAACGGGAACACAAATCCATGGGGCAAGTACTGATCGACGACTGCCAGTCCGGCGATGGCGACACGACCAAACTTACCTTCCTCGATCGGCTCGAGGGTGATTGCCAGTGATTCAAAATAAGTGTTGGTGTCTGTGTACAACGGGGCCAGGGCCTTGAGGGTGTAGAACCCCTTTTGATAGCTCGGATCCCTGCGAGGCAGGGCCTCTTGGTTCGACACTCCATTGTCGGTGTCTGCTGGGATCAGAGCACCCTTGCCAAATTCCAGTTTCGCACCGGTTTCATTCTTGGCGATGACATGACCAGGCCCGAGGCCATCGAGGCCAGGCACACCGAACGATGCTCGCTGTCCACGCGCAGCCTCTATGATCTTCGTGAGTTCGCGTTCACGAGCTGCGGAAGGTCGGAATTTGTCGCCTGGGAATGGCATGATGGAAGGGGGTTAGATTCCGAGCGAGGTAAAGTTGCCCTCTTCGTACACTCGCTCGACGTACACTCCACGCGGGCGTCTGATGACATAGCCACTAGACTCCCAAGCTTCATAGTCGATCCAGAGATACTCGTGCCCCTTCTTGGCAACACCTGAGATTGTACCAAAGGAAAGGCCGGTTCGATTCGGAGATGCCGAGAATTTGAAAACAACCGTGACTTCTCCGGTCGATCCGTTGCGAAACTCAGCACCGAGAAACAACAGTTCACCAGCAGCGAAGTTTCTGAAAGCAGCGACGTTGGTTTTGTACGTGAGATTTACCAGCGTCATGACATAAGCGAGTGTCAGTACACCTTTGGCCAATGTCTTTTCGATCTGGAATTCAAGACCTGGAATCCCGATCTCGACACCCTTCACGCCGTTCTGATCGACATTGATCGCCGATCCATAGTTCGGAGCGGATCCGCCATAGCGAGTCGTGGCATAAGATTGGGTCACCAACTGGGTCTTGCCCAGCGTCGTGCCTGAGAAAGTCCAGGTCAGCGGATCGGTGTCATCGTAAGCGCGAGACTCGTAAGAAAATACGATCTCCCAAGCGTTGGGGGTCAGCGGCTTGGCCTTGGCTCCAATCATTGCCATGGAGGGCTTGCCCATGGCCGCAGGGA